TTGGGCGGCACTGGTACCGCGTGGACGTCGGCGAAAGCGGGCGGTGGATGTTGGTACGGGAGCGGGCCGACGAGCAGGACGACGAAGTGGTTTGTCGCGGTCGGGAGATGATGGCAACGACTGACGAAATCATGGCGGCGATTGTTGACGAGTTGCAATGTTTAGCGGAGGAAATACAATGTTTGAGTTCATCGCAGGATGTGTAGTTGGCTTTGTTGCTTCGGTGATCGCAATGACGGTCGGCATGGTGTTGGAGCGTAAACGATGGGAGCCGTAGTACTGTTCTGGTACCTCGTCTGCAACGGCTCAGACTGCAACGTCGTTCCCTTCGAGGTGACGCGCGAGGCGGCCGCCATCGTGTCCTGCGAGAGCGGCGACGGCCACACCTACGGAACCTACACACGGCACGCACGATCTCACACGAAAGACGGCGGGTTGTTCCAGTTCAACGACGCAACGTATCTGTGGTTGCAAGGTCGGACCCACGCGGACACCGACACCCCAGCGAATCAGTACGACGCATTCCGGCGACTGTGGAACAACGGCAAAGGGTGGAAGCATTGGAAGGCATCGCAGCCGTGTTGGTCGCAATGGATGACGGTGAATGACGAAGGGCGAGCGGTGTGGCAATGAGGTTCTTCTTCGCCGTGCTGTGCATGACGGTGCTGTACCTTAGTTGCTTCTTGGCATTCGCCTACTTGGTTGGCTTTGTACGATATTGAAAGGCATCGACAATGGGCACATGGGAAGCACTGCGCCTGACCGAGGCAACGATGGCGCTGCTAAAGTCTGATGCTCCAACGAAGGCCGTCGCGTTGGCGCTTGGCGTGTCGAAGACGACTGTGTGCAAGTACCGACGGGAGTTCGTTGGACGAAAGCGGCACTACATCGACTGGCCAACGGACCCGGCGTGGTACGAAGTGCGAACCATGCCAGACATCGTCGCGGCGCTGAAATGCAGAGTCGACACGGCTTCATTGCACATCAAGAAGCACGGCTACACGTACCGAAAAGGACGTTGGGCGCGGTCGTTGTTTACCGGCAAGCGACCCGGGGGGCAACCGCACCGACCACCAAAGTACAACTACCCAGCGTCGCGGTCATTCTGGGAAGCACGGACGATTAAGCAAATGGCAACGATAGTCGGCTGTGGCTACGGCAACGCTGAACGATGGGCAAGAAAACACGGCTACGTCATGAAGAAGCAAACACGCCGCATTGCTTGGCCGACCGACGCATCATGGTACGCAGAGCGGACTGCGCAGGAGATCGCCAGCGTACTTATGGTCATCGACGACCAAGTCTATTTGCACGCACGGAAGCACGGCTACAAAACAAAGCGGCCGTCGATAAGTACCTACGATTGGAAATACCGCAACAAGAACACCTACGAAAACGAGAGGCGCGCATGACCTACACACTACACACCGGCGACTGTCGCGACGTGATGGCGACGCTCTCCGCGGAGTCCGTCGACGCCATCGTGTGTGACCCTCCGTACGGTCTTTCGTTCATGGGCAAAGGTTGGGACCATGGCGTGCCCGGCGTTGATTTTTGGGTCGAGGCGTTGCGCGTGTTGAAACCGGGTGGGCACCTGATTGCCTTTGGTGGTACTCGGACGTATCATCGCTTGGCGGTGGCTATCGAGGATGCCGGCTTCGAGGTGCGCGACTGTTTGATGTGGTTATACGGCAGCGGATTCCCGAAGTCTTTGGACGTGTCGAAGGCAATGGATAAACAGGCGGGAGCAGAGCGGGAGGTGGTGCAAAGCAAGTGGAGAACACAAAGCAATAAGCCAGAGTTCGCAACAAAGTGGGGATTTGGCGCAAATACAGAAGGCAATTACAACATCACCGCACCCAACACCGACCTCGCCAAGCAATGGCACGGCTGGGGCACTGCGCTCAAACCTGCGTATGAACCGGCGATATTGGCGCGGAAGCCACTGCGGGGCACGGTGGCGGACAACGTGGCGCAATGGGGAGTCGGTGGGCTCAACATCGACGGATGCAGGGTGGGTAGTGAAGTAATGTTTAACACGCCTGCCGCCTCGCTTGGCAATAAAAGAACAATGTCGGGTGGAATGGCAAACCCGAACTATGAACCACATCACACCGCCGGCCGCTGGCCAGCCAACGTCATACTCGACGAGGATGCAGCGGCGGCGCTGGATGCGCAGAGCGGGGTGCTGAAAATCGGTGGGCAAGGTCGGCGTCGTGAGTCTTCGGGTTTGTTTGATTTAGGTGGTGACGGCGGCGCGTCTCGATTTTTCTACACGGCGAAGGCGTCGCGGTCGGAGCGCGAAGCGGGGCTCGACGGGGTGGAGGCGAAGCGCGCCAACCATCACCCGACCGTCAAGCCCATCGCCTTGATGCGCTACATGATTCGGCTCGTCGCACCGCGTGGGGCCGTCGTCCTCGATCCGTTCATGGGCTCCGGTTCGACGGGGTGCGCGGCGATGGTCGAGGGGATGCAGTTCATCGGCATCGACATCACGCCGGAATACGTCGACATCGCTCGGCGACGGATTGCGTGGTGGTCGGCATCGTCACCCCTTGACAACACCGCGACAATGGAATTACACGAAGAGGAGAGCGAAGCATGACGCAGTTACCAATCCCCAGCAATGTAGAACTAAACATCCCGGGCGGAACGTACACAGCCACGCAGACCTTTGTCGCTGTAGACAAAGCAAATCAGTGGTTTTGTACGTCGATGAGTGCATACGGCATCATCTCGAAGAAATTTGCAATACATTTGTGGTACCGTCCGACAATTAGACAGCCGTGGCAAATGCTCGGAGCGCACGAAGATGCACACGGTAACATTACCGTCATCGGCAATGATTTGTACTTCATTGTCAATCGCATGAACAAATCGGCATTCATGCAAAAGGTAACGCAATGGCAGGGCGTGCGCTCATGACGTATGCGTACGATCTGCGGCACTGGGCAACGGTGCAAGACTTCGACACGCATCTACATCGCCATGAGCCCATCGCTACGGCACCGTGGGCTCGTGGCGTCGTCTTGCATCACACGTGGCGACCGTTGCCCAGCCAATGGAACGGCGCCATCACGATGAACGCCATGAGTAAACGATACGAAGCGATGGGATGGCGAGGTGGCCCGCATTTGTTCCTCGTCATTGGCGGACGCAATCCGGAGCTTGACGGCATCTGGCAGATGTGCCCATTGAACGTTGCCGGGATTCATTGCTCGTCACTGATTGGCAACGCATCGATGTGGGGCATCGAAGTGGTCGGCGAGTACGACACGAGGACATGGCCCGATGACGTGCACCGGCTCGTGCGCTCCACAACGTTGGCGCTAATGAATTGGCGCGGTATCGCAGTGGACGCAACGACGCTTAAAGGGCACCGCGAATACCCAGCGGCGAAGAAGTCGTGCCCGGGCTCAGCGATAAACCTAGACGCAGTGCGGTACGAATTCGCAGCATATCAGCAGGGGAAAGTATGACCGAGTCAGTCGAAACAAAGTTGGCGCGTATAGAGGAAAAGCAGGACATGATACTGCGACGACTCGAAAACGGCGATGCCAACTTCAAAGAGTTTGAGAAGCGCATCGCGAAACTGGAGCAACAGGTGTACGCCGTGATGCTCATCGGTGGCGGTGCGTGGTTGGTGTTCCTGTCTTGGTATCGCATGAGTGGAGGCTAAGGTATGAAGCGCTGGTACAAATCAAAGACGGTATGGATTAACGTGTTGTCGTTGGTTGCCATGATACTCGCCACGGTTATGGCATGGCCTGAGATGCAAGACATGGCGCCGCAGATTGCGTATGCCTTGGCCATTGTCAACGTGTTGCTTCGCTTCGTGACGTCGGAGTCGGTGCGGTGACTGCGCCAAAGAAGCCACGCGCGCAGGCCGTCGTCAAAAGTGAATCACAGGCGGCGATCATCACCAAGTTGCAACAGGTGGAAGTCTTGGAAGCCATCGAGCGTCTTGGTTTTATGACGGACGCGTGCAAGGTATGCAACATCAATCGACGCGACCTACTCCGTGCACGCGATGCCGACCCAGTGTTCGCTGCGAAGGTGGAAGAAGCGACACGACGCGGTCGCGAAGTGCGCCAAGAGTTCCTCGAGTCCTTGGCATACAGCATGGCGCCAACGACGCCGGTCATGGTGATGTTCCTGCTGAAGAAGCTCGACCCGAGCTATAGAGAATCCTACAATGTACACTCCACTACAGGCCCCAACGACTACGTCATCGACCTCACCGCTGACGATCCGACACCAATCACAGACGTCACCCCAGCGAGCCTTTTGGGCAAGTGATGCGCGGTTTCGTCTGTTCGTCGGTGGTCGTGGCAGCGGTAAGACACGAGCCGGCGCAGTAGAGGCACTGAGACAGCCCAAGGGCTCGACTGGGCTCATCGTGGCACCGACATACCCTATGCTGAAACTTGGCGCCATGGAGACCATTCTGCGCTTGGTAGCGAAGGCCGGCATTGCGACGTCGTGGAATAAGTCAGATATGGAGCTTCGATTGCTCGGTGACCGTCGCATCATCTTTCGCAGTGCGGACAACCCAGACCGGCTCCGTGGCGCCAATGCCGGGTGGCTTTGGTTGGACGAGGTGGCAATGATGGACAGCGACATTTGGCCGTTGTCCATTGCGACGTTGCGCGAGCAACCCGGTCGGGCGTGGATGTCGACAACGCCACGCGGCAAAGATTGGGTGTATCAACTCTTCGCAGGCACGCACAAAGACTACGCAACAATCCGAAGCAAGACGACGGATAACCTGTTCCTCGATGACTCGTTCGTCGAAACGTTGAAGGAGTCGATGACGTCCGAGATGTATCGACAAGAAGTTGATGGTGATTTCATCGACCCGGTCGGCGCGATGTTTCAGCGCCATTGGCTGAAGACGACCGAGGTCAGACCGCACGGCGCGAAGTGGTTCCGTTACTGGGACTTGGCTTCGAGCGTCAAACAATCCGCAGACTATACCGCGTCCGTCCGTGTGTGTTTACACGACGGCGTGTTCTATATT